TACGCGCCCAAGCTGCCAAGTTCGACCGTTGGAAGCCTTCCGGCTGCGGGGACGGCGGGCGCGGGATCGCTCCATTATGTAACCGGCCTCAACTCGACCACGGCGGGCAGCGTCGCCGCTGGCGGCGGGTCGAACAAGGGCGTCGTGGTGAGTGACGGCACCGATTGGCGCATCATGACGGCCTGGCCGTGACGGTGCGCCGGTGATGTCCCATTTTGCATCCATCGATCTGGCGCGCGGGTTACCGGTGTTTGCGATGGTCTCAGCCATCGCACCAGCAGCTACGATCACAATTCCCGGTCCTGAGCTGGTCATCGCTTGGGGCGTTCATATCCCGGTCTTTTCGGCGGGGGCGGGCATCGTGGGCGTCATCCTCGGCCTGCTGATGGCACCGACATCGGCCGCAGAGATCGGCTGGCGGCGGCGCATTGCGGTATGGGCCTCGCTGGTTGCGCTGGTGATCGCCAGCGCGATCGCGTTCGGACAGATGCCGCTGGTGTCGCTGAGCTGGGGGATCGGCCTTGGCTTCTCCGGCTACACGGTCGCCGAGTCACTCGGGGCCGAAACCAAGGCCGGAATCAAGAAACTCATGGACGCGTTCTTCTCGGCACTCGCCGTTCGGATTGGCGCGACGAAGAAGGGTGAAGGCAATGAATGACTGGCTCCAGATTGCGATCGGCGCGCTGATCGTCGGCCTGGTCCTGTGGGTGGCACTCTCGCATGGTCGGGCCAACCCTACCGGTACCGGCAAGCTTTCCCGCCAGATCAACAAGCTGTTCGCCGAGCTGCGGCGGATCGAGGCGAAGGTCGACCAGGCGGTAACTTCGGCGGAGTTCGAGGAAATCCACGGCGAGCTGCGGCGGGTCGAAGCTGGTGCGGCGGGCAAAGACCTGGTGGTGGCGCTGGAAGGTAAGCTCAACCGGATGGAAGAGCGGCTGAAGGGCCATGCTGACACCACGCAGGCGCGGATCGAAGCGGTCCATGACCTGACCGATCGCACCGCTGAAGGCGTCAAGCGGATCGAGGCGATCCTGATGAAGGGAGCGCTCGACCGATGAACTTCGCAGCCGAGATGGACGCAACTCGCCGCCTGGCGATCCTGCAGCTGATGATCCAGGAGGGTGGTCGGTCGAACGATGCCGGCCTGCTGACTGCCCTGCGCGCGATCGGCCACGCCCAGGAGATGAGCATGGGCGTCGTGCGCCGCCTGCTGGGCGAGCTGGAGGCGCGCGCCTGCGTCACGACGTCGATGTTTCGCGACACGCTGATGGTTGCCGAGGTCACCGATCGCGGGCGCGCCGCTGCGGCCGGCGACACGACGATCGACGGCATCGCCAGCCCGCGCCTCGGCTACTGACATGCCCCCGCCTCGCCGTCATCGCCCGTCGTCGATCGACCGGCTGAACCCCGAGATCAAGGATCTGATCGGCAAGCTGCGGATCGACCTCGGCTGGACGATCGACGAAATCCTAGCCAGGCTGCGCGAGCTGGGCCAAGGCGATGTGTCGCGGTCGGCGCTGGGGCGTCACGTCAAGTCGATTGAGGAGGTCGGCGCGCAGCTGCGCGAGAGCCGCGAGATCGCGATGGCGCTGGTTGCGCAGGTCGGCGATGCTCCCGAGGACAAGACGGCGGAACTCAATATCGAGCTGATGCACGGCATGGTGCTGCGGATGCTGACAGCCGGCGACGGCGAAGGCGACCCCGAGGCAACACTCCAGCTTGCTAAATCGCTTCAGTCGCTCGCGAGCGCACGCAAAACTAACGCCGACACGATCTTCAAAATCCGCAAGGAGGCAGAAGACCGCGCCACCAAGGAAGCGGCGAAGAAGGCGGCGGGTGCGGCGCGTGCGCAGGGCCTCTCCACCGAAACCGTCAACGCGATCCGTCACGCGATCCTGGGCGACGCATGAAGCTGTCCCCCGAAGCCCAGGCCGAGCGCGACGCGCGCATTCGCCAGGCAGAGCTGCTGGGCGATCGCGTCGCGGCCGAGCGCGCGATCACCCGCCTGCCCAAAGGCGATGTGCTGCTCGGCTATCAGGGACGCGTAACGCGGGAGCTGTTCTCAGGTGTTGCGCTACTCGCGATCGACAAGTCGCGCCGCATCGGTCTGACTTGGGGCCTCGCGAGCTATGCGGTGTTGCGCGCGTCGGCTTCGGTCGCGGCGGGTGGCCAGAACGTCTGGTACATGGGCTATGACAAGGACATGACCCTCGAATTTATCGAGGTCTGCGCCATGTGGGCCAGGGCGTTCAACATCGCTGTCGACGATATCGGTGAGATCGTCCTCGACGCCGACGCCCAGAATGAAGGGATCAAGGCGTTCTCGATCCGCTTCGCAAGCGGGCTGCGCATCACGGCACTTCCGAGCGTCCCGCGCGCGCTGCGCGGTAAACAGGGCATCGTCATCATCGACGAGGCTGCGTTCCACAAGAATGTGGACGAGGTGCTGAAGTCGGCGATGGCGCTGCTGATCTGGGGGGGGCAGGTCGTCGTGGTCTCGACCCATGACGGCATCGGCAACCCGTTCAACCAGCTGCTCGACGATATCGATGCCGGGCGGCGGCGCGGCAAGCGCATCACGATCACTTTCGCCGACGCAATGGCCGATGGCCTGTATGAACGCGTCGCACTGGTCGCGAAGACCAAGGGCACGACGATCGAGGCTAAGGCCGAGTGGGAAGCCAACATCCGCGCCTCCTATGGCGACGATGCCGAGGAGGAGTTGGACTGCATCCCCAAGGCCGGGTCGGGATCGCTGCTGTCGGCCGAGGATATCAGCGCGGCCGAGCACCTCGATGCCGGCATCCCCGAGCTTTACACGGGCGGCATCTACGGGATCGGCCGCGACGTGGCGCGCCGCCGCGACGGCCAGATCATCCTGGGCGGCGAGCTGGTCAGTGACATCGCGTGGATCCGCGACGAGTATAACGAGGTCGGCCAGACCTTCGCGCACCAGGACGCCTATTTCGATCGGCTGATGCGGACGCGCCGCGTGCTGCGCGGGTGCATCGACCAGACCGGCATGGGTGAAAAGGTCGTCGAAGATCAGCAGCTCAAATGGGGCAGCTATCGTATCGAAGGCGTGCTGCTGACCGGGCCGAACCGGCTCGACCTTGCACTCGGCCTTGCAACGGCGTTCCAGCAGGGTTTGCTGCGCATTCCAGCCAACCGGCCGGATATCCGCGCCGATCTGCGCGCGATCAAGCGGATTGGGAGCGAGCAGAGCGGCTCGGTCCGCATCGTCAACGAGGGCAAGGTCCATGCCGACTGGTTCTGGGCCGCTGCCCTGATGTGGCGCGCGCTCGCCACGCCCGAGCAGCTGATCGCATACCGGGCCGTGCCGAAGATGGGCTTCGGTGATCGCGCCGATCGCGGTGATGCTTTCACGCGCCGGCACCATCGCGGCGGCTCGGGCCGCTTCGGTTGTGGCGCTTGGTGAGGACTTTCCGATGAACGAACGTAACGCACTTGTCCCCTATGTCGCGCCCCGACCGCCGGCCCTGGTTGACTCGCGCGGCCGCCCCCTGCGCGAGCAATATGAGCGGCTGACCCGCGAGGTTGCGGCTCCGACGATGACTGGCGTCCGCTCGATCCAATCGGGGCATCCCGCGCAGGGGCTTAATCCGCAGCGCCTGGCGCAAATCCTGATGTCGGCGGAGCAAGGCGACGCGACCGCCTATCTGGAGCTGGCCGAGGAGCTGGAAGAAAAGTGGCCGCACTATCAGGCGGTACTCGGCATCCGGAAGCGCGCGGTTGCGCAGCTGCCGATCAACGTCGAGGCGACCGGCGATAGCGAGGAGGAGGAGGCCGACGCGCAGCTCGTTCGCGATTGGCTTAAGCGGCTCACCCTTCAGGGCGAGCTGTTCGATATCCTCGACGCAATCGGAAAGGGCTTCAGCGTCACCGAGATCATCTGGCGACTCACTGCTTCCAGTTGGTTGCCGGAAAAGCTCAAGTGGCGCGATCCGCGCTTCTTCGAGTTCGATCCCGTCACCGGGGAGGAGCTGCTGCTGCGCGGTGGCGAGGATGGATCGAGCGGGCTGGCGGAGCCACTGTCGCCTGCCAAATACATTACTCACTTCGCTCAGGTGAAGTCCGGCACCCCGATCCGGGGCGGCCTCGCGCGCACCGTCGCCTGGTATTACTTGTTCATCAATTTCACGATCAAGGACTGGATCACCTTCCTAGAGGTGTACGGCCTCCCGCTGCGCGTCGGCAAATATCAGAACGGAACGAGCGAGGACGATATCAGGGCGCTTGCCCAGGCCGTCGCGCAGATCGGCTCCGATGCTGGCTGCGTCATCCCCCAGTCTATGATGCTGGAGTTTGTCCAGGCGGGCGGCGCGGCGGCGAACCCGGATATGTATCACCGCTTCCTGCAGTTCGCGAACGACGAGGTGTCGAAGGCGGTGCTAGGCCAGACCAGCTCTGCCGACGCGAAGTCCGGTGGGCTCGGGTCAGGCCAGGCCAGTCTGCACGGCGAGGTGCGCAACGACGTCCGAGACGCGGACGCGGTGTGGCTGTCGGTGACCCTGACCCGCGACGTCTCCGCGCCGATCGTCATGTTCAACAGAGGCGTCCGCGAGAGCTATCCGATCATTCGTGTCGGCCAGCCGGACCCGATCGATATGGACCGGGAGCTGAAGGCGATCGATGCTGCGATCAGGCACAAGGTGCCGGTTGGCATCGGCCACTTCCGGAAGGTCACTGGCTTGCCTGCGCCCGAGGATGGCGAGGAGCTGATCGGCGCGCCCGCCACCGATGCCGCAGAAACGCCGTCAGGCGTCGATACGCCCCGACTGCCCGCGCCGGACCCGGGATTGCGTTCTAATGGCCGTTCTAGCCGTTCTACGGGCCAATCCGGCACCGAGGTTCCCGCTGCCATTGTCGAGCCGGAGCGGAAGGCCGACGAGATCGACCGCCTGGTCGATGCGGCACTGGCCGACTGGAACGAGCTCACCGGGCCGATGATCGACGCGTTCGACCAGATGATCGCGGGCGCGACGTCGCTGGAGGAGGTCCGCGAGCTGCTCGCGCTGCGCGCTGGCGACATCATCGACGCCATGCCGGTCGAGGCGATCGTCCAGCTGGGCGAACGCGCCGGCTTTGCGGCACGGATTGCGGGCATCGTCGGGGTGGCCGAGAAGTGAGAGTGCGCGCCTGGCACGCGGTGGTGACGACAATGGACCGTGAGCCGGTCGAGCACCACTGGACGCTCCGGATCGGAGCGTTGTCTTTCGAGCTGGGCTGGCGGCTCGCGCTCGGTCGTCGTTTTGACCGTGAGCGGGCGGAAAGGAACGCGTTGCTGGACGCGGCGATGGCGGCGAGTGATCGCGAAACCGTGCTGTTGGCGCTTGAGGATTTCGACGGCGATCGCGCGGCTGAGTTCGAGTTGCTGCAGTCGATTATCGACGGGCGATATGTATCGCCGTGGGGCGAGACGTGACCGGCCCCGCCGAGCTTCCGGTCCCCGGCGTGCCTCCGGTCGAGGCGATCGCGTTTTTTCGCGCCAAGGGCTTCCGCATCGGCTTCAGCTGGGAGGACGTCTTCCGCAGTGAGCATGCGCGGTGGTTCACCGTCGCCAAGGCGATGTCGCGCGACCTGCTGGAGGATATCCGTGCGGCGGTCGATGCGGCGATCGCTGATGGCATGACCCTGGAACAGTTCAAGAAGGATCTTCGACCGAAGCTCGAAGCGCGCGGCTGGTGGGGCAGGAAGCGGATGATCGATCCGCTGACGGCGCAGAGCAAAGTCGTGCAGCTCGGCTCGCCGCGTCGCCTCAAGATCATTTTCAACACCAACGTCCGCACCGCCTATGCCGCAGGCAAGTGGGAGCGCATCCAGCGGGTCAAGGCGGCGTTCCCCTATCTCGAATACAGCTCGGTCATGGACGGGCGCGAGCGGCCCGAGCATCACGCCTGGCACGGCACGATCCTCCCGGTCGACCATCCCTGGTGGGACACCCACTATCCGCCCTGCGACTGGGAATGTCGCTGCTCGGCGACGCCACGCACGGCGCGGATGCTGGAGCGCCAGGGCAAGGCGGTCGGGGATCCGCCGGCACCCAACCCACCCTACACCTGGACGAACAGCCGCACCGGCGAAACCGGCACGCTAGAGCGCGGGATCGGCAAGGGCTGGGACTACAATGTGGGCAAGGAATATCTGCGCGGCCTTGCGCCATCGCCGATGCCCCCGGCCGGCGACGACGAGATCGGCGCGGCCGCGCAGCTGAGCGCTGACCAGGTCAAGCTCGTCGCGCGCTTCACCAAGGCATTTGGCGCGTCGATCGGCGGTGAGGTGATCTGGTTCGATCGCGCGGGCTGGCCGCTCTCGATGGGGCGCGGCTGGTTCATCGGTCAGGATGGGTCGATCCGCGTCCCCGCGAACGGCGTCCAGGTCGACCGCATCGCAGCGGCGATCGCCACGCCCGACGCGATCAGCTGGCGTTGGATTCGGGCGAGGGACGGCCGGGCGCTGCTGATGCGGCGGTACGAGCGGAGCGTCGCCGGCATCGCGACGATCGTGGAGATCGGCAGCGCGGGCTGGCGTTGGCGCATCGGTCGCGCCGACGAGCTGGCGGCCGACGAGATTGCGGCGGGCTACAACCGCTACCAGGCGCGCGAACCGAAGGGGTCCGCCAAGGGCGGCCGCTTCCGTTCAACCGGAACCTCCAGCTTCCTCGCCAGCTTGGACAGTCCGACGCCTGGCGGGCCAGGCCTCCATCGAATCGGCGACGCTTCGCCATCTGCGATCGCGCTGATCGAGAAGCTGGGCCACCGCGTCCGCAGCCCGGCTGTCCATCTTGAACACGGGTCGGCGCGACACATCCTCAATCGGCATGGCCGAGACAGCTTGCCAGTGACGAAGCGCGACCTCGCCACCGTCCATCTGAAGCTCAACGCCACCCGCGACATCAAGCCAGGAGCACGGCCGGGGTGGACGGGTGCGCCGACGGTGCGCGTCGCGTGGGGCAAGAAAAAGAAAACCGTCGCGGTATTCGAGGTCCGCAGGCGCGGGCTGGTGCTGATGACAATGCATCATCGTGGCAAGCGGGGGAAGGTGTCGCCGTCCTGATGTGCTGGCCCCAGGCTCGACGTCCGAAACGAAGGCGACAAGCGAGATATAGACTCATCCGCGCTTCTGTTCAATGAAGGGCGCGGAAGCGCGGGCGTGTCACCTGAAATAGTTCAGGTTAGAGCGCGGCGGGCAGACCCCCATAAGCCCGAGCATGGGCGGGGCAATCCAACAGATTGAGCAAGTAGCAGCGTCGGCGGGTGCCGGCGTGCAGCTGATCGCCGCTGCCGTCGAAATCCCGCTGCTCGCCAACGGCGCGCCAGCGCGCACGGTCAAGCTTCTCCCGATCGGCACCTTCAACCTTCGCGACGGTCGCGGTCCCTATCGCATTCGCGATCGCGCCCACGCCGAAGAGGTGGTGGCGGCGACGCGCGCCTGGCTCGGCTCGGCCGACTTCAACTGGGACTATAATCACCAGGTGCTCGCCACCGGTGCGTCTGGCGGCTCCGAGGCGGTCGCGTCGGGTTGGTCAAAGCCCGACACCCTGCGCGTCGAGGATGACGGCATCTACATCGACGTCGACTGGACGGCGCGTGCCGACCAGCGTCTTCGCGACCGCGAGTTTCGCTATCTCAGCCCGCTTTTCATGGCGCGGCCCGCGACGGACGGCGGCGACGTCCTCCACCTCAAGAACGCTGCACTGACCAATGTCGGTGCCATCGACCTCCCGGCGATCGCCGCGAGCCACACTGGAGCAGAGAACAACATGGACTTGGCAGCATTGCTGGCGCTGCTCGGCCTCCCGGCCGATGCAACGAAGGAAACGGTCGCTGCGGCGATCGAGGAACTGAAGAAGCCGAAGGCGGCGGACACCAGCGCCGTCGCGATCGCGGCCGGCCTTGCGGCAACCGCGACGCTTGAGGAGGTGGCTGCGACTGTCGCCACGCTCAAGGCGGGTGCCGCGCCCGATCCGGCCAAGTTCGTGCCGATCGAGCAGATGAAGGCGGTGAGCGACCGCCTGACCGTGCTCGACGGCGAGCGTGCGGAGCGCGAGGTCGCTGCGGCGATCGAGAGCGGCAAGCTCGCCCCGGCGTCGAAGGCATGGGGCCTCGACTATTTCAAGAAGGACGAGGCCGGCTTCCGCTCCTTCATCGAGAGCGCGCCTGTGCTGATCGACGCGGGCGCGAAGCTCGACGAGCGCAAGGGTGATCAGCTGCCCAAGGACAAGCTGACCGCCGACGAGGTCGCCGCCGCTGACGCGCTCGGCATCGACCACGCCGACTACCTCAAGACGCGCAACGAGGAGCTGGTGGGATGACCGCTACCACAACTGATCGCAACACAGGCCGCCGCACGGGTGGCCAGCTCGTCCGCAAGGTTGCCGCCGCCAAGGTGCTGGCGGGGACGATCGCCTGCCTCAACGCTGCCGGCTACGCGGTCGGCGGCTCCACCGCGACCACGCTAGTCGCCGACGGTGTTTTCCAAGAGACCGTCGACAACAGCGGCGGCGCAGCCGGCGATCTGACCGTGCGTGTCGAAAAGGGCATCTTCCAGTTCGCGAACAGCGCGGCGGGCGATGCCATCACCATCGCCGAAATCGGGGACGATTGTTACATCGTCGACAACCAGACCGTCGCCAAGACCGACGGCACTGGCACCCGATCCAAGGCCGGCAAAATCTACGACGTGGACGCCCAGGGCGTCTGGGTCGAGTTCCGCTGATCGCGAAGAGGATCGACTTACCATGCAGCTCAACAAAAGCACTCTGACGGCGCTGGGCGTTGGCTTCAAGAACACCTTTCAGGGTGGTCTGGAGATGGCGCCGCCGCAGTATCTCGAAATCGCCACCCGCGTGCCTTCCACCACCGGCAAGGAAGAGTATGGCTGGCTCGGCAAGCTGAAAGGTATGCGCGAATGGCTCGGTGATCGCGTGCTGAACGCCATCGCCAACCACAAATACGCGATCGAGAACAAGGACTGGGAAGACACGATCGAGGTCGATCGCAACGACATCCAGGACGACAATCTCGGCCAGTACAGCCTGCTGTTCGCATCGATGGGCGAGGCGACAGCGGCGCATCCGAATCAGCTCGGCTTCGGCCTGCTCAAGTCCGGCTTCTCGACGCCCTGCTATGACGGCCAGTACTTCTTCGACACCGATCACCCGGTGCTCGACGAGAACGGCAACGTCACTTCGGTCAGCAACACCGGCGGCG